ATTGATTAGCACTTCCAGCGACGACGGGCTTTACAAATTGCTTTATCGGGGGTTTTAGAGCAATCGATGTTGTGCATGTCTTGCTGCCCTTTAGAGCGTGAGCAGAAGGACTTTCTACGTTTGGCATCCTTACTGCCTGGTTTTGGATCACCAGTTACAGCAGTCTTAAGTTTGGAACCTGGGTTCTCACGGCGATATGCCTTAACTGCTGCAGGACTCATTCCATCAGTTTTGTCCGACTTATTAACCTTCTGCCAGTCTTCCATAAACTGACCGAAGGATTTATTTCCTTCTTTTACACAACGGTTATAAGTTTTACCAAACAGTTTTTGAGTTCCTGCTTTCTTATACCCTTTCCAACACTTCTTTGCTTCATCAAGCATTCTGCTTCCAATACCATCAGTTGCCTGAAGTGGTTCTGGTTTGATAATATCAATTGATTCAATTTCTAATGCTTTAAAGTCATCTCTCCAATTAGAGTAATCATAGTTTTCATTCTTTGTTTTATTACCCCAATTAGCAGCACCAACTTTACGGCACTTGACTAGAGCACCAGATGCATATGCACTTGGCCAGACGGAGTAACGTGACTTTACTTTCTTATAGCAAGCATCTTTTTCACCTTTTCCTTCAGTTACTATTTTTGCTGCACCTTTTCTATTTGGATTTGGATCTTCTTTACGTTTTTTCTTTGCCCTTCTTTCTCTTTCATCCTTACTCATTGATGCGCGATCGTCCGCATCACGGCAGAAAGGTTTTGTCTTTTGTCCTGGTTGTTTAGCACAAGGTTTACCATCATACTTACCACCTGCCTGAACCCATCCACCACCTTTAAACCAGTCACGAAGTGAGTAACCAGGATCCTTTGCAGATTTACCATCTCTCTTTTCTGCGATGGTTTCTTCATTAGTGACATAATCTGCCGCAGTATCAATATAATCTGCTGCTTTAGTAATTTTAGATTGAACCCATGCTTGCAGATTACCCTCACCCTTTTTACCCATCTTCTTCTGAAGACGTTTTGCAGCATTCTGAATAGTTTTTACTTCAGATCGAGCCATGGAATACTCGTGATCTTTTTTCTTTTCCTCGTTCACTTTCTTTCTTCCTTGACAGTGTGCTCTTTGAGAAAACCCCTTTGGGTTGTTGCAATCAATTGATCGTTTATATTTTGCACTCCATGCTTCCGATACTCCTCCGCCATTAGTGCTCCCAGAAGAGTCCCCATTCCCACTTCCATTGCCATTTGTACCATTGCCATTCTTTTCCTCCTTTTCTTCCTCGTTTTCACGACGAAGCCATCCACCCAAACCTACACGATAACCTGTAGGAATCTTCTTACATTTTTTATCTTTATAGCAGTAGTAGTAACCCTGCTTACACTTTTTCATTCTTTTCAGAATCTGGGTTATTATTATTTAGAAAACCTTGCTTTAGTAGTTTTGACAACTCTGCAGTTGATCCAACAAACAATGCATTGTTTGTAACATTATTGGTGGTTGTTTTCTCACTAACATCTTCGATGTCTTTTACTTTCTTCTGAAGATCTACCAACTTATCTGTAACGTCACCAACGCTTTTAATCAGTTGACCTGCAACTTCATATGCTCTTGGACTTGCACCTTCTCCGGCAACTTCTAAAATACCATTAATTGCTTCTTGCCCCTTTTCAATCAAAGAATAGAGTTGACCTCTACTATATTCATAATCTTTTTTAAGATCGTTACGAACCTCTTTTACTTTTTCTATCTCTGCTGGAACAGTCTCAACTTCCACTATAGAAGTCTCTGTATTCAGAGCGTTACTAATACTTTCAAAATTTTCTGGCATAATATCACAGTAAATCGGTATTTCTTGTTGGACTAAAATCTGAACTGTTATCGAAGAAGTCTAAAGATTCACTAAATCCAAAGTCATCTCCTGGTGCGACAAGAGCATCATCGGCAGTGCTCAATACATTAAACTGTGTACCACTGTTATGTGTTTGTGCTATTGTTCCACTATATGCTCTCTTAACGGTAATTGTGTTACTGGTAAGAGCAGTGATCTTCATAATTTCACTGTTAAGAATAATACGATCCCCAGTAGAGAGTGGTGATGTATCATTTACAGAGATCTTGGTTTCTGAAACTGTCACATCTTCTGTAATAATTGCTCCAGTATCATTATCATAATCTTTCAGTGCGGTTGGAGTTGCAGTATAACGCATCTCTCTTCTTGCCCTTACAGTATCGGTATCAGAGTAGTAATCAACCTGAACCTTACGAATAATGCCTTCGGTGCTATCTGCAATTGGACCGAATAGATATGTTTTTGCAGTAAATTGTAATGTATAGATTAGTGCTCTCCTTGTAGAAAAATCTCCCTCATAATCGTCCTGGAAGTTAATGCTATCAAGAACAATTGGAATATCTCTTTTTTCTCCAATTGAATCTACAAGTTCGACTGTAATATTAAATGATGGTTGAAAATATGGAAGAATTTGCTCAATTATTTGTAATGCATCATCATTTAACTTCGTAAGAATATTCAGTTCAAATCCAATATTATATGGAACTGGCATGTAGACTTTTTTGATTCTATTGTTATCGTCTACTGCCTTGAATGTTTGAGTTACGGATGTCTTTCTCGTTGCATCATATTGAATGCTATTCATTTCAAATGACATTCTAGGAAGACCAATTTGAACCGCTCTATTCAGATCAGCCTGTTGTTCGATTCTTGCCAGAAACTTCTGCATTGGACCATATGCCAATGGAACTTTCATTTCACTTATTACATTACTTTCAGCATCCCTATGTTTAATGTAAATCTGATTAAACAGTGTACCAAAAGATATGACTGTTTTACGAAGTATTTCGTGATAAAAATAAGTTCCTAGCATCAATAGTTACCAAATGGATTTGATTGAGTGAAGTCTAAAATAAGATCTGCTTCACTTTCGATTTCATCGTTTTCTGTGTATTTATCATATAAATCACGTTTATCATGTTCTTTGATTGAGAATGTTGCTGAAGAAGCAGCGCCAACTAGTGTTTCTCCAACAGTAAATGTGCCACTGACATTCGAAACTTTGAGAGTGTTTGTGGTATCATCCCAACTCTTAACCCTTGCCCTAGTTCCAGATGAAGATGCAACAACTTCTTCATTAAACTGATAAGTTCCAACACCAGCAACGGTTGGAGGTGCTGCGATAGTGACTGATGGAATTGAACTATATCCGTATCCTGGATTGGTAATTCTGATAGCAGTGACAATACCACCAGTAGAAATACCAGCAACAGCAGTTGCAGTCGTCAGACCAGTAAGTGTATTTACATACTGCTTATCTGCAGCACTGTTTCCAATACTTACGGCAGGTGCTGATGCATAACCAGATCCTGGATCTGTAATAGTAATACCAGTCACAACACCAACAGAATTGGTATGTGCAGTTCCTTTCGCCGTTGTACCGACACCGACTGGAGCAGCAAATGTTGCACTAACTGTAGTAGATGGAAGATAGAAGTTTCCTCCAGTGAACACTGTTGCCCCAGTAACCGATCCAATACCATTGATTGTTGAGGATGCTGTTGCACCAGTACCAACTGGAGGTGTAATAGTGACTGTTGGTGCAACTGCATAACCAGATCCACCATCCCCAATAGTTAGTGAAATAACACCACTCTGAATTGTTTCAATTGAACAAGTTGCAGCAGCACCAGTTCCACCACCACCTTCAATATAAATGGTTGGTGTTTCGGTATATCCAAATCCAGCATTTGTGAGTCTTATTTCTTGTATCGAAAATACTCCAGCACGACTTGTCGTTATTGCAACAGCAGTAGCCGTACTTCCAGTAATTTTTGGAGCATCAGTAAATCTAACCGTAGGAGTGGAAGTATATCCACTACCATCATTATTCAAGAATATTTCTCTTACATAACCACTGTTAATTGTGGCAGATGTTTGTGCTGTAGCACCGATACCCAGAAGTCTGAGGGTAGTGATATAACCTTCTTCCTGAACCTGCTCATCAATCTCATCGATGGAAGTATCAAGAATTTCATCTTCATATTCAAAGAGTTCACACTTCAACTGATAAACATAATTTTTACCTAATTGGTAGAAAGGATCTTCGTGCTCTACGAATTTGACTTCAAATAATCTTTGTCCTAGTGGAAAATAAACCAAATCTCCTTCTCTTGGGCGAGTATATAAAACAATTTCGTCATCACTCTCTGCTTCTAGAAATGGAGAGATAAAGTCTTCGAATCTTTCTCTAGAGATAGTAATAGTTAATTCATCTCTTAGGGACATTCCAAACTTTGTTAATATATCTCCAGATCCAGAATATCCCTCATATGTGTTCACATATGCTTCTATAATATAATTATCATCAAATTTTGATGATTGTATTTCTCTAAATATACTATCCTTTTTTACAAACTTTCTTGGAATGTATGTAACATCTACACCATACATTCTCAATTGTTCATTAATCAATTCCTGAACAAGTCTTTGTTCAGTCTGTGATCCTTGTAGAAAAAACGGATTAAGTGCCATTATCCAATAAGATCGAGGGGTGGTAATTCATGCTCAAGCATCATTGTTTGCTTGAGTTGCTCTAATTCTCTCTCAGCATCTTCATAAATTTCTCTACCATTAAGTTCAATTCCTCCAGGAAGTTTTACTCCTCTGAACTTAATTAGATTTTGACCCCACTGTCGTTTAATTAATGATGTTAGGTATTTTTTAACAAAACTATCATTATAAACACCGGAATAATCACTAGGATCTAAAATTCTATAGCAATCAATAACCAGGAAGTTTCCTGCAGATTGTTGATTCCAATCGATGTCCAAATACAACCTATCTTGTCTCTTATTATATCTAACCTGCTTATCCGTTGTTAATAAGAAATCAATATCTTCCAAATAACTCTTTGTCATTGAATACTGTAGAAGTTCTACAGAATTAAAGTAGTAAAGATCATTTAAAAATAGTTGGTACTTAATACTGAACATTCCTCCAGAAATGCTACTAGTATCAAATTTAAACACTTTTTCAATTCCAACTACAGAATCTGGAATTTGAATAAAGTTTGAGTTTTCGTAAAAATTTGAAGTGGTTGTCCCGTAACCATCAATGTTGGTAGATGTTGCCGAAGTTGTTACGATACCAACTCCACTAGTGCCAGATGCTCTACCTCTATCAACGTCTGACTGTTGAATTTCATACTTCAGATACATTCTCTCAACGCCATCGAAATGACGTTCTTGGAAATACTGGAAAGCATCATCAACAAGATCGTCGATTTGATCATCATCAACGTTGATCTCTAGTACTGGAGCACCTAGTCTCCTTAAACAATAATCAATTAATTCTTGTCTTGTTGATGGTTTTGCCATTATTCAACCTCTGAGTTCTGATAATCGTCGGTTTTTTTAGATGATCTCTGCTTTTGAAGGGAACCTTGTCCCCTTCTAGCTTCTAACAACTGTGCTAACAATTGCTCTTTCTCAACTTCAAAATCTTTAGTTAAAGATTGTAATTTTGCTTCTAATAAGATGTTTTGATTTGTTAGTGCTGCTATTTTTTGATTATAAAGACCAACTAAAACATTAATATCAACTTCACTATTCATAATCGTCAGAACGTGCCTCCGTCAATGGTTGTTGTCCAAACAGGTCTGTCAGTATATGTAGTAGAGACAACTGTCGGAACAATTGAAATATTTGCTCCTTCCTTCAAAAGATCATTTGTAGTATCAAATGTTCCTTGGACTCCAATCAGGGTAACGGTATTGCTACTAGAGGTAGTAGTTTTTACCATACCATAAGCAGAACTATTATTTGCCTGAGTAATCTGTTGACCTGCTGTAAAACTATGAGTTGAATCTAATGTAAGAACAACTTCGGTTACCGCAGTCATTATCTGCGTTGAAGTAAATGTTGCTGCAGAAGGTGCTGTTGTAGATCTCTGTAGTCCAGTACTGTCAAAGTAAACAATACCATGAGTTGAGAAATCTCCCGACTGCTAGTAAATACCTTTAATATCTAAGAAACCTTTGGTTCCAGTTGCTACACTGTTATTGATCGAAGCGTCTGGAACAAAAGTCCATCTTCTGCTATCATCTGCGTGTGATTCAAAAACTCCACTAGCAGCGATTGAGTTATCATCAAAACCAAAGAAACCAGTCTTATTATTACTAACTCCACTGCTTGTGTTATAATTGAACGAAACACCTCTATCAGTGTTTGTGTCAAAAGCGTGGGTGATTGTTAATTGAGTTGAAATTCCAATCTGGGAAGTTGTATTTGCCGCAATAGATACAATCTTTGATCCAGAATTGTAGTAAAGAATGGTTCTATCAGCAGCAAGTGCTGGTAGACCAGCAACTCCAGCATTGTCAATGACATCGCCAGTGTTGATACCAACGACGGAATCTAAAGTGATTTCTGTTGTTCCAGATCCAACAACCGCCATTACGGTTCTAACACTGGTTACATCACCAAGATTAAGAATTGGTTCGTTAACCGTAACAGAACTTGAGTTTACAGTTGTTGTAGTGCCGTCAACTTGGAGGTCACCTTTAATAATAACAGTACCTTCATTACTTAAACCATCTGGATATGGGTCAATATAAAGAACATTTCCACCACCAGATGTAGTTGAGATAATATTGGAACTAATTCCAACACCATCAAATGTAGCACCACCAGTAGCAGTAATTGAACCAGTATGAGTTATAGAACCAACAATAGTGATATTGTCAGTATCAGCATTACCTAAATTGGTGTTTCCATTGACTGTTAGATCTTGCTGAACAGTTAAATTACCAGAATAAGTTACATTTCCAGTAAATGTAGATGCTCCAGCAACATCAAGGTCTCCACCAATATAAACATCACTAGCAATACCGACACCACCAGCAACTCTTAAAGCACCTGTGG